CACGCCCCTTCCTGGAGGGTGGAGGGGCCGCCCTTCCATAGGGCCGGGCTGCATGCGGTCAAAGCAGCCCGGCCGCCACTTCGGCCACACCTAGTAAGGCCGTTTCGTTACCTTCGATCCCGTCAACCCCATATGTCGCGTGAGCGTCCTCTTCTCACAGCTCTGTCGATTGGGAGTCAGATGGCTCAGTACGACACCATGCAGGGGCCCGCCCCTCAGCGTCGGCGGTCCAACAGCCCCGGCGGCCTCACGATCGTGACCCTCGTCATCTCGGTGATCGCGCTCATCACGTCCGCCACGGCGATCGTGCTCGCCCTCCAGGGCGGAGCCGCGCCGACCGCTGTGGCCCAGGCCGCGAAGACGAGCGCACCCGCCGGCGAGGAGTCCACGGCGGCCGCCAGGCCGTCCCCCTCCCCGACGCAGCCGCGGACCGAAGCGGGGGCCCGGGCCGCTGCGCAAGTCACCTTCGACTTGTACAGCGCTGGCCAGTACGGCAAGTTCTGGGACCACTGGTCCAGCGGCGCGCAGAGCATCGTCTCGCGCGCGGACTACGTGCGTCGCTTCAAGGAGTGCCAGCCGGTCGCCGAAGGGCTGCGGTTCGAGATCACTGACGTCGCCGTCTCCGGGAACACCGCGAAGGTGACGACGGCGCGGTCCATCATCACGACGACGTACGACTACGCGTACCAGCGCGGGGCGTGGCGGTACATCCCGTTGGCCAAGACGCAGCAGGAGTACCGGACGAAGACGATCGACGAGCTCGTGGCGGCGGACCGCGCGAAGGGGCTGTGCGGCTGAGCGGCTGTACGGCCTGGCGTCCCAGCGGGGCGAGGTGGCGGCACGGCGGGCGCCCGGCCGAGATGATGAGCCCATGGACGAGACGACGAACCAGCTCGCCGAGCTGCCCCCCGAGGTCCTCGCCGAGATGGCCCCGGGGGAGCGGCTGGCGTACCTCGCCTATCTGGAGGAGCCGTGCCCGGCCGAGGTGACCGCGGCCGCTATGCAGGTCTGGGCACAACGCGAAATCGCCCCCGCTCACCACTCAGATGAGGAGTGAACGGGGACGGTTCGCTGTACGGCTGGCGCCAGCTGTCTCTACTCCTCCGCCGACGTCAGGAGACGGGCCAGCTTCTGAAGCTCATCCGGCTCCATGTGGGCGCGAAGGGTCTTTGCGGCCGACTCGGCGCTGTCGAGCCGGACCGGCACGCGCCGTCTGCGAATGCCAGCCGCGAGCGCGGCGGCGTGGATACTCTTCTCGCCGCGCTGTACAGCCGCAAGCTCGTCTGGGGCGACCGCTGCTAAACGTGTGGCCGTATAAGCTGCCGTCTCGCTATCGAGAGATTCGGAATCCGAATCTCTCCGATGACCGCGGCCAACTCTCTTAGCGTCGCGAAGGAGCGCGAGCAACTCGGGATCATCCCTCCCAACGATCCGATCGATGAGTTCCATGGTTGCACCCAGCCCTTTGAGGGGTGGCGCCTGGACGAAGTCGACGAACCGCTCATGCCGCACATGAAGGCCACGCTGAGTGATGAACTCTCGCCACGATCGTTCGGACAGAATTTTCCGCAACAGCCCCGGCACCGTCTTCAGGCCATGGTCGCCGCTACGCATCGAGGATCCGAGAGCGTCGACCAGGAAGGCGTTGCGCCGCAGCACATCGGTCAAGACTGCCCCCACCACCGCGCGAGGAATTCACGCATCTGCTCCAGTTGCTCCAGCGATGCCTTCGCACGTGGTGGAAAGCCGCGCCGAAGGAGCTCAGCGTTGATCTCCCGCTTCTCCTTTCCTGTCTTGTGCGCGACCTTTCCGGCCAGGGAGTCGACCTCGCCACGAAGCATCTTCTCGCGGCGGTGCCGGGGTTCAACTGGAGGCGTGGGCGCTACCACTAGCCCGGTCACCTGAACTGGAGGAACGTTCTCGCGCAGGCCTCGCGCAACGTTGGTGGCGAAGGTCGTCGGGATACCGTTCCGTCGGCACCACTCTGTAGCTGCGTCCATCTCCGCCGGGGCAACTTCGTCTCCGCCCAAGATGGCCCGGTCGAACACTGCAGGAGAGGCAGACAGGGGCTCGCGGAACTCCAGCATCTGCTGGTTGCTCCGCGACTCGGCCTGAGCTTTCTCGTATCGCTCAGCTTCCAAGTCGAGCTGGTGACGAAGCTCTTCCTCGATCTCGCGAGCATGGGCCATCAGTGCAGGGATTGCAGGAATGAACAGCCGAGCGTTGAACTCCTCGCCCTCCCGAATGCGGACGAACCGCCCGACGACCTGGCGGAAAAACAGCGGCGTGCGGACTTTCGCGGCATAGACCCCGACGGCCAGGCGCGGGATGTCAACTCCTTCGGACACCATGCGGACCGCAACGAGCCACTTGGTCTTTCCTTTGCGAAATCGGTCGATGTTGTTCTTAGCGTCCGGGTCGTCCGAAACCGCGATGATGGGCTCTTCGCCGGTCAACTCCTTGAGCTTGCGCGCGTAGGCCTCGGCCATCCATTGACGCTCGGCGACGACGAGGCCGCCGGCGTCGGGCACCTCCAAACGCAGCTCCTCCAGGGCCCTGACTGCCTGCTCCAAGAGAGCAGGCATCCATGAATGATCGGGCTTGAGGATGGCATCCAGGACCGCTGAGACGTCGTCGTCTTTCAAGTCCGCACCGAGCTCTGCTCGAGAAATCTTCCCGCAGTCCACCCACTGGGCTTCCCCGTCGTATGCATGGAACTCGATGCGGCGGCATACGCCGTCGGCGACGGCTACACCATACTCGTAGGCGTAGTCGACGATGACCTTGCCAGCGTCGGTGTAGTTAACGAATGGGATAGGGCTGGAGTTGTCTCGCCGCCATGGCGTCCCGGTGAGAGCCAGGCGGAAGACTGCATTCTCCAAGGCATGGGTAAGCCCTTCTCCCCAGGACTTGTTCTCGCCGGCGTGGTGGACTTCGTCCAGGAGCGCCAAGGTGGGCTTGCGGGTGAGCCGGCGGACGAGGTCCGCGCCGACGCCTCGTGCGACTTGGGCATAAGTCAATACGCAGCCGTCATAGCCTGCCTTGTCATAGTCCTCCGGTACGGACACCGGCATCAAGGAGAGTCCGAGTTCAGCACCGGCATCGGCCCACTGGCGGCGCAGGGCGTCGGTTGGCACCACGATGACGACCTTCTCCGCGGTGCGCGCGTCGAGCAACTCACGGGCGAGGGTGAGCGCGAATCGTGTTTTCCCGGCACCGGGGGTTGCCGCGACGAGGAAGTCGCGATGCCCCATGGAGTAGAAGGCGCTGCGTGCCTGGGCCTGCCACTCACGGAGGTTGGACATTGACCGGTTTCCTTTCTTCAGGTTGCAGGCGGGGCACAGGGCCTGTCCGTTGATCACGTCGGTGGGCCCACCCTTGCTGTGAGGGTGAACGTGGTCGCCGTGCCAGCCCGGCTGGAGGTCGGTGCCGCACTCCTCGCACCGGCCATCTGCGGCCAGGAAGAGCGCGACCCTTTCGCGAGTGTTGAATCGGCGACGCATAACACGCCCCCCGAGATGTTCGTTCGGCAGGTGCCTTCTGCTGCTTTCAAGTGCTGCGGCACCGGTTGCGAAAGATTCTGCCTTCGATGCGGACGGGAACGGTCCCAAGCATTATGGCGATCTTGTGATCACTCAATTACGACAAGTGACAACATCCTGCTCGAAAGGAATAAGTGAAACCTATTCGCATTTAAGTGTTCGCTGAAAGCGGAATTTTCTGTACTTGCACTTGTGACCTTGAATGCCTATTGCGCAGGGTTGGAATATGTCGCGCACATTAGCGCGTTTTGATCACATCCGATATCTTTGAGAGGAATTCAACGGATGAGGGAAGCGGTGCGCACCGTCCGGGCATGACGAAAGACGCCCCCGCTCACCCTCCGGAGAGGAATGAGCGGGGGCGCTTTCGTTGGTGGGGTCCAGACGGTCAGCGGGTCCGTGTGATGAACCCCGCCGTCTCCGGGTCGCTCGCGCGGCCGGCCGCAACCGACATGAGCAGGCTCACTACGGCGGCCAGGCCGGCCACCGAGCCGACGGTCGGCCAGTCGACATCCAGCAGGCCAATGGTGCCGGTGCCGATGACGCCGAGCGCGGACGCCGCGCTGGCTCGTACGGCACGCTCGATGGCGTCGGTCAGCCACTTCTTCATGGCCCCTCCTCGGGGGTAGGGCCCGCCAGGGACGGCGGGGCAGATGGGGGTGCGGGGCGGGTCAGTTCGTCGCGTCGACCTGGCCCGGCTCGGGCTCGCCGGTCGCCGGCGACCGCCAGGACCAGGTCATGTCCCACGTGGCCCGGTCGACCTGGCCCGTGGGCGTGAGACCGGTGGCGCGCTGGTAGCCGCGGCAGACGGCAAGAGACTGCGGGCCGTAGATCCCGTCGACGTCGATCTGCCACCCGCGCTTGGCGAGCTTCTCCTGCCAGATGCGTACATCGGCGCCGCGCATCAGCGGCGAGGCGACCCGGAGCATCCGGCCGGGCCACTGCGGGACGCCGCCCACGAGCACGATCTTGATGGGGTCCTCCTCGGGCTCCGGCTTCGGTGCGGGCGTCGACTCCTTCGGCCTGGGCGCGCCGCGCTGGATCCACGCGTACAGCGCACCGCCCGGGCAGCTCGTGCTGTAGCCGTCGCGGTGGCCACGGATCTCCTTGCCAGCGGCGCCGTGCTCGCGCAGGTAGTCGATCGCGTCGAGCACCGCGTGCAGCAGCTCGTCGTTCGGCTGGACGAATCCGGAGGAGCCGACGAGGGCGAGCACCGCGTAGTGCTGGCTGTTCAACCCGGGCCCGTTCGCCGCCGGCACGTTGTGCGGGCCGCGCCCCATGAAGATCCGCCGGTGACAACAGGCTGCGAGGTTGTAGCCGATATCCATGTACGGCTGTTCGCGGCCGCCGGCCATGTGCATCCGCTGGATGCTGATGACGTGCTCGATGCACAGCCGGTGGTCGTCCACGATGGCCGGGGGGATGTGGCCGCCGGTGTAGTGGACCTTCACACCCTTGGTGAACGCGACGCGCGTGTACGAGCCGCGCGGCGGCTTCGCACCCCACCCGGCGCGGCTGATCAGCTGAGCCATCAGATCGTCACCTTCCCAGCGCTGGTCACGGTCTCGCCGACTCGCAGCCACACCTGAGCAGGTCGGCCGGTCGGTGCGGGCTGGCGGATCTTCGCGACCCGCGCGCCGTCGACCCAGTCGAGGAACGCGGGCTTCCACTCGTCCTGGCTGCCGACGGCGATGGATATCGGGGCGAGCTCGGGCCCCTCGTACGGTGAGACGACGACCCAGCCGTCGCGGACGGCGGCGGTGGCGCGCATGGGCAGCTCCTAGCGGATGGTGAGGGTGTCGATGCGGCGGATGATGTCCTCGGTGGCGGTCTGCACGAGGACGTACCGCTGGTAGTCGCCGGGGGGCAGGGTGACGTCGCCGTTGCGGGGGCCGACCAACGACAGGACGTCGATCTTCCCGGCCTCGGCGAGCGGGTCCGGCGGCTTCTTCACTCCGTCGACGAGCTGCACCCTGGTGAACTGGTCGACGGCCGGGATCTGGTTCGGGTTGATGGCGTGGTAGACGCCCACCGCGGTGATGTCCGTGATCGTCCCCCGCTTGATGGTGATCTCGTTCGCGAGGTACTCGGTGGCGGTGTTGAACAGCTCGGCCACGTCATGCTCCTCTGCTGGTACGGCTCGGCCCCACGGTGGTCCTCGTACGGGTCTTCGCCACGTCTACGGATGTCCGGGTGCCGCCTACGGTCACGCGCTGCTGTACGGCCGTAGGGCTGACAGTGACGCGCTCACGTGCGCGGGTCGGGCTGGTCGACGTCGACGCCCGGGTGCTGCCGACCTCGACCTGGCGGCGGGTCGGGCCGACCGCCACGCGTTCACGGACCCGGGTGGGGCCGACCTCGACCGTGATGTCGACGACCAGGCGGTGCCCGTGGCCGGTCGCGGTGACCTTGACCGTGGCGGCCGCTCCGCTCGCGGGTGCTGGGGTGCCCGCCGCCGCGGCGGCGACGGCGACCGCCGTGCTGGATCCGCCGGCGAACCCCGGGACACCGCCGCCGTCCGTGGCCACCACGACCGCGGCGCTGGACCCACCGGATGCGCCGTCACGGTCGCCGCCACCGGTCGCGACGACCGTGACAACCGTGCTGGATCCGCCGGACACCGAGGCCGCGCCTGCACCAGTAGCGAGGGCCTCGACAGCGGCCGCCGTGCCACCTGCCGCGTTCGCGAACCCTGCCCCATCGGTGGCCACCGCGACGGCAGCCGAGGCGCCGCCAGCGAGACCCGCCGCGCCGTCCGCGGTAGCGGTGACCGTGACCGTGGCGGCCGAGCCGCCGGACGCACTGCCTTGATAGCCGTCACCGGTAGCCGTGACGGTGACGAGCGCCACGGACCCGCCAGCGGTTGACGCGCTTCCCCCGCCGTCGGCCCGGACCTCGACAGCGGCGGCCGAGCCTCCAGCCGTGTGCGGCGAGCCCGACCCCTCGGCGGCCACCATGACGCCCGTGGTGGAGCCACCGGCGATGCTGGCCGTGCCGTCGCCGGTCGCGCCGACCACGATGGCCACCGTGCCGCCGCCAGTGAACCCTGGGGATCCGGTGCCGGCGGCGGCCGCGAGGACGGTGACGTCCTGGCCGCCGACGACGGCCGCCGTACCTCCGCCCGCCGCGGTGACGGAGATGGCGGCCGTGGCCCCGCCCCGACCGCCAGGAGCACCCCCCGCGACAGCCACGACCGTGACCGTGGTCGGCGAGCCGCCCAGTTGGGCAGGCCGTCCCGATCCGGTGGAGGTGGCTGCGACGGCAGCCGCGGACCCGCCGGAGTAGTCCACGCTGGGCAGCGTGGTGACCTCGACCCAGTCCGACCAGTCGGACACCTGCTCAGCGGCAGCAATGTCGGGGTCGATCCAGGAGGCGGCGTTGCCGACGTTGACGGTGATCGTCTTTGAGCCCGTGCCTGATGACCGGCTGTACTCCAGGGAGAGGGCGAGCCGGTCGCCTGCCTGCCAGGTGGTGGACAGCGTCAGCGTCTGCGTCTTGGTGCCGGTGGTGGTCTGGGTGGTGGAGTAGGCGGAGGACGCCTGCACCGCACCAGCGGAGTTGATGCGCTGGATCCGCCACCTGAACTGCGAGCTGGCGGTCAAGCTGCTGACGCTGATCGATGTGGGAAAGCTCGTCCCGGCCACGGATGCGTCGACGGTGCGCTGCCAGCGCAGCACCTCGGTAAACGTGGTGCTGTTGACGGTGCCGGAGACCGTCGTGCTGCTGCCCTGCGTGGTGGACAGGTCATACGTCGTGCCGGACGTGCCCGGCTCAGTCTGCGTGTTGCGCAGGTAGTGCCGCTGGACCGTCACGTCACCGACCTCACCCGGTATCGGTAGCGGGTAGCCGCAGCCAGGCCAGTGTCCGCGTACGTGATGGCCTGCACACGGGTGGTCTGCTCACCGGTCCAGGCCGTGCCGTCCCAGCGTTGGCGCTGCACGTCGTACGCGGTCGCCAGGGGGACACTGTCCCAGGCCAGATTGATCTGGCTCGCAGACGCAGGAGTGGCGGTCAAACCAGTCGGCGGGACAAGCCCAGCGGCCGGGCCAGGCCAGCCAACGTCACTGGCCTTAAAGTCGTCAACCCACGACCGCATGCCCGGCGAGGTGTTGGAGACGAAGGCGTCATCCCAGGCCAGCGCGGTCTGGGTGATTGTGCCGGAAGCTGTCACTGCGGGGGTGGTCGACTCGGGGTCGGCGAACAGGCGGGCCTCACCGCTGCCAGCGGCGGCGTTGTTGGCGCGGAGCTCGAGCCGGATCCACTTCTTAGTGATCGCCGCCACCGACGGGTAGGCGGTGTCCAGGTAGCTGCTGATCCCTGTGGAGCTGTTGTAGTGGTACAGCTCCAGGGAGGCGTAACTCGGGAAGATCCATATGCGGGCGGCCCAGTGGATGGTCCGGTTGGTGGTGGCCAGGGTGAGGAACAGGCCGTGGTAGCCGTCACCGGTTGGCTGGTCAAGCCACATGTACGCCCGGGCGTAACGGTCTCCTGAGCCGGAGAGTTTGCCTTGCCAGGACAGTTCAGCGCTTGTGTCGGCGGGGAATTCAGCGGACAGGGTGCCGTGGGCGGCCCGCACGTTGGAGTACGTGATGGCGGGGTTGACCTGGGTGAATGCATCGCCGGAGGTGCCGCCGCTGTTGGCGGGGGTGATAGCGACGCCATGGGTGCCGCCCTCAAATGAGTTCTCGAGGAGCACGGGCCTATGCGGCGGTGTGGTTGATCGACGTGCTCGCGGCGAGCAGCGTGTAGGTACCAGCCGAGGCGAAATTCTGGGCGGTGAGGTCGGCACCGCCGTAGTTCGTACCTGCCGTGATGGCGCTGTAGCCGCGCCACCCGGCGACCGTCGCGCCGGCGGGGATGTCGAAGACCAGGTCCGCGCTCGGGCGGATCACCCCGGACGCGGAGGCCGTCCAGCCGGCCGCCTTCCGTGCGTAGCTGCCGCCCGTGATCTCGACACCGGACGCGTTGACGAGCCCGATGTGCGTGATCGAGGTGCGGCCGGCGCCCGCGATGGCATCCAGATACGCGGTGGTCATGGGCATGACGATCTCCTACAGGTTGAGATTGAGAACAATGACGATCACACCGCCGATGCGCGTACGAGTCGCTCGGCTGATCACCGAGCCACATCAGCCGCTTTTCACGACGAGGGAGATCAGCGCGATCACCACGGTGGCCGCGGTGAGCATCAGGCCTGAGACGGTCAACTGGCGCCGGTTCCGTTCAGTGGCCTCGTCCTTGGTCACCGCGTTCCGCCGGAGCTCGCCGAGCTCGTCGCGTGTCTTGCCGAGCAGGCCCTTGGTCTCGCCGAGTTCGCCAGCGAGGTCGTCGACGCGCCGCTCGGATTGGGTGTTGTGCTGGCGGATCAAGGCGAGATCGCCGCGGATCTCGGTCAGGCCCTGGACGACAACCAGGCGGAGATCGGCGACTGCGGCTGCCAGGTCTTCGCTCATGGGGTCAGCCGCGTGGCCTGCAGGAGCGACCCGGCACGCACGACCAGAGCGTTCGAGTTTGAGCTGTCCTGCGCCCACCGGAACTGCAGGTTGCCGGCGACAGCCGCCGTGGTAAGCACACCACGGGCCAAGATGAACGCGTCAGCGCTGATCGTCGCAGCGCTGGCGGTGTCGGCCAACGTCAGGCGGTTGCGGCTAACACCGCCGGTCGGTCCGGTGACGTTCGGATCGAGGCCATCACACACCCAGTCGAAGGTGGCCCCTGCGGGCGCGGACCAGCCCACCTTGAAGTCGACTGGGCCGCTGAGCCCGTTGTACCGGATCATCGACTCGATCAAGTAGCGCGTGTTCGCGGCCAGCGCCAGGAACAGATGATCGTCGTCCTGCAGCACCGTGTTCGATGCGATCGACTTGTCGGCGGCCTTGATCACAAACGCCTGCTGCACCGCGTACCGGTTCAGGTCAGCCGACGTCAGGACCTCGCCCACTGTCCACGTTTTGAACGCCACCGTGTTCCCCCTATCTAGCTATCTAGTTGTCGTGGTGCGGCCAGCACCAACCAGGTGAGGCCGCGACGCGGATCTGGCGGGTGCTGACCTGGTAGCCGCCGTCGAGTTCGACGAGCACATTCGGGTTCGGATCGGGCAGCATGACGTACTCGCCGTCGGCGCCGTCGGCCCACACGTTCAGGTCATGACGATCGGCGAGCTCCACCTCGACCACCACGGCCGGCACCAGTTCGGCCACGCAGTCCGCCCGGTACAGGACTCGGTCGTCGACCAGCGGGAGCTGCCAGCCGCCCACCGGGGCGGGGAGCGGCGGATGAGTCATGGCAGAGCAGACGTGTGCCACCGGTGATCCTTACGTCAAGGGATGTGTTTAGGCGAGGCCGTAGTTGTCGAGTCGTCCGGCTACGGGACTGTCGAGCGTGAACAGAGAGACGGTCTTGCTAGCGGACTGCAGCGCCCACGTCGTCTTCCACTGTTCGGGGTCCGCTTCGTGGGTGATACCGCGGATCCACACGTCCTTCTCGATCGGAGCACCGCCACCTGGCGGCCGCCGCACAATGGTGATCCTGTCCCCGATCTCCCGGGCGAGGACCTGTGGGTAGAGGCTGTCAGGGTCGAGATCCGGCGTGATCGTGATGTTTTCGAAGCGCAGCTCAGGCTCTTTGCTGATGGACACGATCCAGTCGGCGACGCTCGCCGCGGCGGTATCGGTGTCCATGAGCAGATCACTTCGATCGAAGGTCCTGATCAGATACTTCTCTTGGCTGGCGAGGTCCTGGGCGATCTGTACTGTGCCGTCGACACGGCTGATCCGCGCGAGGTTGATGAGTTGTTCGTCGCCGTAGGCGATCGTCAGCCCGCCCCGGTCGTACGGCAGTTCACCCTCGCCTCCGTCGCCGAAGACGGCCTGCGGGGTGTTGGACCTCTCGTCGAGGGAGACGCCGTACCGACCCCGAAACACGACCCTGCCGCTGCCGTCGACGTAGAACTCGCCAAGGTCGGAATCGGCAACCAACTGCAGTTCCGCGAGGGCTTCGCCTTCGAGTGTTGTGGGCTGCAGCGAAGTGTTTCCAGGCGAGATGATCCGATCACTGGATGCCCAGTTGATGCTGTCGAGGATGCGGGTGATGCGCGCGCCGGACAACTCGCCGTGGCCGACGGGGCTGGTCGCAGGGCGTTGATAGTTGGCCAGCACCTTGAACGCGTCCGTGACTTGCAGCACGGCCTCGGAATCGTCGGGATCCCACCAGGTGATGTCCCAGGAGTCGATGTAGCCCCGAAACAGGTCGTAGGTGTGGCCGTCCCAGGCCGCGCGGACGCGGACGACACGCATCGGCGTGACCTGGGTACGGCCGCCGCTCACGTACGGCCCGTCGAGGTGGGTCGGGTCGAACCTGCGGTCGCTGTTGTCGAGGGTGACGGTGCAGGTGCCCGGCTCGTACCGCAGGATCGGCGTGTTCGCACGGCTCGCGCCGCGCCGGATGGTGAGCCCGCGAACCCAGTCGGAGACGTCCACCCACGTCAGCCCCTCGGCCGCGAGCGTGCCGCTGTCGAGCGTGCCCCGGGTCACATCATCCAGCTGCAGCACGGTGCCGACCGGCGCCCCGACCGGAAAGGAGATCTCCACGATGATCTGAGGGACGCTCATGTGGTCACCAGCCTTCCGCCGCTGCGCTTGTACGCGGCCAAGGCCTCGTTGATCTCCCTGCCGACATCGCCCTTGTTCACCGTGGGGGGGACCTGGATCGTCGCGTGGATGATCTGGGTGACACCGCCCACGCCCCGGCCGGCGGCCCCGGCCAGTTGGTTGTCGGCGGCCGCAAGGCGGGAGGTCGCGTCCACGGAGGAAGCCGCGGCCAGAGTCGCGGCGTCCACGGTCGCGGACATCGCGTCGACGGTCGCGGACTTGGATCCCAGGATGCCCTTGATGAAGCCGGCCATGGTGTTGTCGCCGATCTCCTCGAACACCCTGGACGGCGACTTGATCTTGAGCTCCTTCTTTACGGAATCGACGACGGCCTTCGCGATCCGCGCCATCATCGACTCAAGCTCATGGAGCTGACCTTGGAGGCCCTTCAAAAAGCCTTGACCGGCCTGCTTGCCGACGTCATACAAAGCATCCGCAGAATTCTTGCCCATCTGCTTCGACACTTTGTTGATCTGATCCTGGGCGCGGTTGATCGCCCTGATTTCGGATCCAGTTGAGCCGACCAGCATGTCCGCCAGCGCTAGACCTTTTTCCGGTCCAGCGTCAATAATTTGCTGCAGGGTCGTTTTGTTGAGGCCGCGTTGTGCAAGGACCTTGATGTCGTTCGCGAAGCGCTTGATCGATTCCATTCTTGCGTGCAGCAGTGCAGCGACCTGGCTTCCGCGGGGCTTCTCGCCCAGGCCGAAGTCGGTGACGTCAGCGAAGCCGACCATCTGCTTGGCGATGTCGTCGGCGTACTTCTTCGCGTCGGCGATCGACTTGATGATCTCCTCGCGCTTCGCGGCGACCTCCTGCAGGCGGACGGTCTCCTTGTGAACCCACTCGACCAGCGCGTCTGGGGCCTTCGGCGTGGCCTTGAAGGCGTCCTTCACCATGGCGACGAGGCCGTCCACCGCCTTCTTGGCCTCGCCTTGCTCGTCGTGGATGCCCTTGATGAAGCCCTGCACGGTCCACTTGCCGATCCGCTGGAACACCTTCGACGGGCTGTGCGTTTCCAGCGCCGCCTGCGCGGCACCGATGACGTTGCCGCGGATCAAGTTGCCGACGACATCGGCGACCGCGGCCGCCTTGGATTTGACCCCGTTGATCAGGCCTTGGATGGCGTCCTTCCCGGCCTGGACGAGGAGGTTGCCGAGATTGCCGAGCCCCTTCAGGATCTTGTCCGGGAGGCCCTTCACCCACGCGACCAGGTCGCCGGCCTTCTCGATCGCCTTGTCCTTGAGCGACGTGAACGCGTCGACGACCTTGTCGCGCAGCTCACCGAACTTCGAGGCCGCCTCACGTGCGAGGTCTGTCGCCCACGTCTTGAGCTTCCCAGGCAGTGACGAGACGGCGTCTACCGCCCGGCTGGGCAGATCGCGGAACCAGTCGACGATCTTGTCGACCCCGCGGGAGACGGCCCGGCCAGCCTCGGACATGACTTCGCCGAGCTTCTGCCCCAGCGACTTGGCCAGCTCGCCCAGCGCCGTGCCGACGGCCAGGGCGACCGCGCCGACCAACGTAGCGATGATGGCGGGGATGGCCAGGATGGCAATGCCCACCGCCGCGGCGAGGCCGAGCGCGATCTTCGGCCCCCACTCCTTCAGCCATTCGATGATCTGCTCGCCGGTCCCGATCGCTTCCTTGATCTTCTCCGGCAGCGACATCCCCCACTCGATGATCGCCTTGGCGGCCGATTCCAGCCACGGGCCAATTTTCTCCGGCAGGCCCTTGACCCATTCGGCGATGGCTCCGCCGATTTCAACGGCCTCGTCGCGGATTTTGCCCGGCAGCTCCTTCAGCCATCCGGCGATAGCTGAGCCGATTTCCTTGGCCTTCGCTGCGACTTTCCCTGGGAGTTCTTTCAGCCAGTCGGCTATCGCCTTTCCGGCCTCGATAGCCTTATCGGCTATTTTCCCGGGAAGCTCCTTCAGCCAATCGACGATGGCTGAACCGATTTCCCTCGCCTTGCCGGCGATCTGCCCCGGCTGGTCCTTGATCCAGCCGACGAAAGCGCCCCAAGCATCGGATGCCTTTTCCGTGATCCAGTCCCAGGCGATCGCGGCGCCCTGCTTGATCAGATCCCAGGCGTCGGAGGCGAGCTGAACGATCATGTCCCACGCGCCGGCCCAGTCGCCGTCCACGAATTTACCGACGAAGCTGCCGATCCAGCCGAAGACCGAGTCGACGACCTCGCGGAAGCCCTCGAAGCGCTGGTACGCCTCGTACAGCAAGAACCCGAGGGCGACCAGGCCGGTGACGATCAATCCGATCGGGTTCGCCATGATCGCCGCGCTGATGGCGCGGATCACGCCGACGACCAGGCGGCCGGACTTGATAATGGACGACAGGCCCTCGGCTACCTTCCCGAACGCCTTCACCGCGCCGAACGCCTTCGTGGCCACCGTCGCGGCCATCATCGCCGTCCGATAGCCGGCGTACGCGCCGACCAGTGCGGTCACGACGCCCTGGTGCTTGGACATCCAGTCCGCGAGCGCCTTGATCGCCGGGACGAGCACATCATTCGCCACCTGCGCCAGCGCGTCGACAGTGGCGAGCAGCAGCTGCCAGGTCGAGATGCCGACGGTTGCCGACGCCTGCCCCAGCGATCTCGCAATACCCGAGATCGCCGGGCCCACGTCCTTCGCGGCGCTGCGAAGCTTGGAGAGAATGCCGGACAGCTTCTCCATCGTGTCCGTCTTCAGCTGCCGGCCGGTAGCTGAGGCGAAGAATTCGTTCAGCTTGCTGCCGAGCTGGCCGACCTTGCCGAGCAGATTCTCCGCAGCCGGGACGACCTTGTTGACGATCCACGTCGAGATGGACTCGGCGAACGGCTTGACCTTCGTCGTCGCCTCGTCGAGGAACGTGGTGATGCCGCCGAAGACCTTCTTGGCGATCGGGAAAACGCCCTGCAGCAGTGCCGCGCCGAACCGGCCCGCCGCAGCCTGCATGTTCTTGAGCGCGCCTTGCGTCGTGTCGCCCGACTTCAGCGCGGCGCCGCCGATGTTGGTCTCCAGCGCCTTCGCGAACGCGGCGAAGTCGACCTTCCCGGCGGAGACCATCTTGGCCATCTCGCCCTGCGTCACGCCGAACTGCTTGGCCAGCATGGCGAGGATCGGCACACCACGGTCGGCGAGCTGGTTCACCTCGCCCAGGCTCAGGCGGTTGGAGGCGGCGACCTTGTTGAAGATCGCGCCCATCTCGCCCATGCTCGTGCCGGCGATCGACGCTGTGTCTCCCACCAGGCCGAGCACCCGGCGCAGATCCTGGCCCGGCTTGATCCCGGCCGCCACCGCGGACGCCGCGACCGTGGCCGCCTCGTCCAGCCCGAACGCGGTCCCCTTCACCGCGCCGAGCGCGTTGTCCATGATGGTCTGCACGGACTTCGCCGAATGGCCGAGGCCGGTGAGTTTCGCCTGGGCGTTTTCGATCGCCGTGAGACGGCCTAGCCCCTTCGTGAGTGCGAAGCCGATCGCCGCGCCAACACTCAAGAACGGAGCCAGTCTGACCGCCGCGCTCATGGCGCCGGACAGGATGCCGCCGGCCTTGCTACCGGCCGTCCTTGCAGCCGTGCTGGCCTGCCCGCCGAGCTCCTCGGTGAGCTTGCCCTGGATGCCCCGCATCGAGGGGATGATCTGCAAGGTCGCGTAACCGACGTTCGCCATGTCACCCCCTCAGCTATGGAGTTGTCAGGTGAGATCACCTGCCGCTATCGCCTGACGCCGGGCAGCTGCTCGGCGCAGCGCGGCCGCACGGTGGCTCTTGCGCCGGCTCGTCATCACCGGACGGGACGCCTTGGCCTGGGGGCGTGCGGGATGCGGCTTGCCCGTCAGCGCCTGCCACAGGTCTGAGATCAGGTAGTCGCTGGTCGTCCACCCGGAGTGGCCGACGGCGCGCGCGGTCGCCGAGTCGGCGGGCAGATGCCGAAGCAGGATCTTGAAACGGCGCCAGCTCATGTCGCCGCGCAGCAGCGCGGGGAGCTGGTCGGCGTCCCTTGGGTAATACCTCGCGAGGTCAGCCTCGACGGCGTCGCCGTGGCGGCGGATCAGCTCGACGAGGCCTGCGATTCCCCCATGTTCGCGTCGGAGTGCTCCTGGTACGCCTTGAACAGGGCGTTGAGACCGGCCCCCGGCATCGGGTGCTCACGGAACTCCTCCCACTGGTCGCCGAACGCCTCGGTGAGGGTGGCCCTCATCAGCGCCAGGTCGCCGTTCTCGATCTGGTCGATCAGCGGCCAGATGTCGAGCTCCCCCATCGGCCGCAGCGTCCAGGACTTCCCCTTGTAGGCGAAGGTGAACGGCTTGCTGGCTGCTTCGGCGATCGCCGCGTCCAGGTTGAAGTCGATGCCAGCGGGCTTATCAGGCTTGGCCACTGCTCTTGCTCTCCTCGGGATGAACGATGATGGTGCGAGCGGCGATCGTCAGCCGGATCGTGGCCGCATCGCCCTGAAGCACCACATGGATCGGGTCGTCGTCGACGACCAGGACCGGCAGCGCGTGACCGTCGAGGAGCACACGCCGGTCGCCGGTGATGACCAGATGGCCGGCCTCAGCCTCGGGCGCCTCTGGCGGCTGCCCCTGCCGAGCGGCGACCAGCGCCGCCGCGGCGTGCGACCGCAGGTGCCGCGGTAGTGCCTGGCCATCTGCGATGAGGCCGAGCTCGACCGCCTTGGCGCTGAGCTCGGCCTCGTCGAACTGGTGCACGAGGGTCAGCCCTCGTCGGGTTCGGTGTCGGTGTGCTGCCGGTCGAACAGCACGCCCGAGCTGTCGGGGAAGATCGTCGCCGAGAGGGTCACCTGGGTGAGGTCGGCCTCGGTCTCGGCGATGTCGCCGTCCACCGACACTTCGGCGTACCGCCGGGTGATCAGGCGCTTGATCTTGGTGCCCTCGCGGGTCTCGAACGCCAGCTTCACGGGGGTCGGCCTCGGTACGACGAGCTGGGTCGCCGTCGAGCCCGGCCAGATCAGCTTGCGCGTCTCGTCGTTGTCCTCCAAGACGACGAAGGACTTGGTCAGCTTGAACTGGCTGCGCGAGGTGCGGACCAGGATGCCGCCCCACGCGTAGTGGTCCTTGACCTGCTCCTCCCTCTTCTCGACGAAGCCAGCGTCGCCGTTGAGCAGGCCGACCAGCCCCCACTGAGCCGGGAACGGGGCCGTGATGGTTGCGGGGGCGATCGCGGTGAGCGGCCCTACGTACACGTCGGCGTCGGCCCACAGCGACGCCGCCTCCGGGTTGCGAGGCATAGCTCGTCTCCTAACGTCAGGCGGCGGAAGGCCGCACGTTCGCGGCCACGGTGAACGTGGCCAAATCAGTTCCACTCAGCGGATCGACCGCGGGGATCGGGCCGGTGAGCGGCCGTACGTTGCGGATCACCGGTCCGGAGTGCACGCACAGCAGCCCCTGGCACAGCTGCGCAAGGTCGTAGGCGTCCTCGGACGTGCGGTGCCAGACCGTGATCCGCACGGTGGCCCGGCTGTTGACCGGGTACTGCGGCACGTCCGCGTCCAGGGCGACGAGCACGAACGGCAACCGCGGCCGCTCAGGGGACCGGTCGACGGGCGGCCGGCGCCCGAACGACGCGCCCTGTGCGTACGGCTCGCTCCGGTCGGTGAGGCCTTCGCGGAGTATGTCGATGGCGGCGGCGCGCGCGTCGCCGAACGTAGCCAGCGGCTTCACCGCGCGCGTACCTCGAGCCCGGCCGCGCCGGCGGCGCGGGTGAGCACGCCGTCGCGAGCCTGCCAGCCCATCGCCTCGCGGTCCTTGACCACCACCGCGGCGGCGCCGCGGTCGGTGACGTAGGACTCCACCACGACCTCGGTCCCGGCTGGGACCGAGGCGCGTACGGTGCCGGCGATCTGCTCGGCCAGGCCCTCGATGACCGTGTGCATCTCCGGCGAGGTCAGCAGCGCACGGATGCCGCTGTGGTCGAGCTTGATCTTGACGTCGGCCATGTCAGCCCTCCACTCGGTCGCAGTTCACAGCCACCCCGAACACAGTCCCGGTCAGCGGATTACTCCAGCCGAACGGCTCGCCGACCAGCTCATACACCTCGCCGCGAACCTCCAGCCGATCCGCCGCCGCCACATCCGCCCCGGGCGGCATGTAGATGATCAGATCGGAAACCACCGGATCCCGGCCATCCGCGTGCACCTCGGAGACGCGGCCGCGCGCCCAATTCGCCACCGCACACCCGTCGTAGGAGGTGCGAGCCGGACTGTCCCAGTCGCGGACCTGACTGCCGTACCGGTCCGGCACGAGCGGGGCGCGCAGCACCGTGACCGTCTCCCCGGCCGGGAACCTCACGGCTCCTCCACCGGTGCCGGCACGGTGTCGATGCTGAACGCCCGGCCACGACGTTTGGGCGCCAGCTCGGCCCGGTCGGCGTCGGTCATCTCCAGCGCCCCGGGCTCATCCCCGCCATAGGTCCGGGACACCTGGTACGGGCCCGCCCCCTCCTGCGTCGCCCGGATCCCCTCCGGGTTTCGCAGGTGCCGGATCACCATCCTGGCCACGACCTTGACCACCCGGGCCAGCGGCAGCGTCTCCGCGTCGATCCGGTCCTGAATGTCAGGCCACTCGCGCAGGATCGTGTCCTCAGCGTCGCCGATCAGCGTCGTGAGCTGCTCTTCGGTGGCGGTGAGGGTCGGGCCGACCCAGCGGTCGACGACGTCCTGCGGGTCCGTCCACGCCATGCCGGGCCCCTCCTGTCGCTACTTGCCCTTGCCGGCCTTCGGCGCCGGCGGGGTCTTCTCGCTGGCCGCGCCGACCTCCACCAGGTCCTGGTCGGTCTTCGTCGCCGCGCGCAGCCGCTCGATCAGCTCCGTGTCGTCGGTCGTCAGCACACCCACTCGCACGGTGTGCTCGCCGAAGGCGCGCTTCTCCTCGGTGAACTGGGCCCAGACGCCGTCGGCGTCCTGCAGGGTCAGCGCCGGGTAGCGGCGGTGCTCGAACGTCGCCATGGTTGCTCTCTCTCCGCCAGGCCGCGGGGTCGGCGGCGTACCGGCCCCGCGGTGGCTGTCAGCTCAGGTCCTTGATCAGGGCGTGGTAGGTCTCCGGCCCGTACTCCAGGCCGATCTCCCCGTACAGCTGGTACTTCGTCGCCGCGCCGGCCTTGCCGAGCGGCTCGGCGAACAGCAGCCCCTTGCCGGGGATGTTGAGGAACCGCGGCCTGCACACCGACAGGTCGACGATCGCGATCTGCCCGGCCGGCATCCACCGGTTGAGCATCACCCCGAACACGCCGAAGTCGGTGACCAGCGTGTCGATGGCGACGCCGCCGATGTTGCGGGTCTGGGTCGGCTGGTTGAGGGTGGCCGCCGAGTAGACGCCGGACAGCTTCACCTTCTGGTCCGGGCCGACCATGAACACGGTCGACATCTGCGGCAGCTTCGCGCCGTTGGTGAACGCCGTCTTCAGCGTCGCGTCGATGATGTCCTTCGACAGAGCCCGGGCGGTGCCGCCGTTGGCGTTCACGTTCGTGCTGATCGCCGTCAGGACGCCGCGCGTCTTGCGCGCGGTGGCGTTGGTCGCCGGCTTCGCGTACGTCCCGGACAGGAACGACAGCTCGACGTCGACGGCCATCGACTCCAGCTCGGCGGCGATCTGCTCGGCCAGCTCGTCGGTGACCGGGTTGTCCACCGCCCCGTAGTTCGCCCCCGCGTACATGTGCGGGGTGGCTTCCTTGGTGTAGGAGATCTCGACCGTCGAGTGGTGGATCTCCACCACGTTCGACACGGCCGACCGGGACCGGGCCACGGCGGTGGGCGCGTTCGCGCCCTCCACTGCCGTGTTGTTCGCCGTCGACGTGCGCCGGTCCACGGTCTGCCACTCGAACTCGACCGACTGGGTGGGCACCGCTCCGTTCAGCCCGCCGATCGCGGACAGGAACGGCGTCTCCGTCGGGGTGATCCCGAACAGTTCACCGTGGTAGTTCGGCAGGTTGAACGTGGTTCCCTGCCCCGCAACAGCACCCATCGTGCTCTCCTTAAGGATTCGTCCGGACAGGGGGTTGCCTGCCCTACTAGTTCTGGGGTTGCGTCAGCTTCCGGGTCTTGAGCGCGACTGCGGTCTTCGTGTCGCCCTTGGCCTCCGCCTCAGCGATCTGGGCGTCCAGGTTCGGCGCCGCCGGCGACTTGCCCATCCCCGGCACGTACGCGCCCACCGTCGTCTCGGCCGCCTTCTGCTGCTGCGCGAGCCGCTCCGCCAGGCGGCGCATCGCGTCCTCGTCGGTGATGGCGTCCAGCAGCGCCGCGTCGTCCTTGCCGAGCCTGTGCTCCAGTGCGACCTCGCGGCGCAGTGCGCGGGCCTCGGCCTCCGTTGCGCGTTCCTCGGCCTTCGTCGCCCGCTCGGTGAGCTTCTGCGCCTCGGTCTTGTTGGCCTCTTCGATCTCGGCCAGCTTGTCCGCGGCGGTCTTGTTCTCCTTGGCGCGCTTCTCCCACTCGCGCGCCTTGGCCTTCCAGTCGATCTCCTCGGCGGGTGTCGTCTCCGGCGCCTGTGCAGGCTCCTGAGGTGCGCCCTCGACGGGATGGGTCGGCTGGGGCTGGCCTTCGACCGGCATGGTCATGGTGGATCTCCCGTGCGGGATCACCGGCTCGCCGTGCGGCTCACCGGCGGGATGGATGGGTGGATCTGCCCGCCGTGCGGCGGGAAGCTCAGTTGATGCCCAGATCACGGCGCATCTGCGCGGTGATCACCTTCGGGTTGCCGCTACCGGCCGCGTCCCGCGCGTTGGCGTACTCCTGGTACAGCGCGTCGGCGTCGTACGGCAGCGCCTGGCCCTGCCAGACAGGCGTAGGCGTGCAGTCGCAGCGGTCATGCCAGCGGTTGAACAGCCCGCCGCCGGCCGACTTCCGGGTCAGGTAGACCGCGCCCCGGGAGGCGAGCATCCGGCACCAGGCGCACGTCTTGGCCCCGTGGGGCACCCGGGCCCACCGCACCTCGGATGGGTCACGCTGGGCGTTGCGCCACAAGGTGTCGCGGCCGCCCTGCTGCACCAGCCGCTGCACAGCCCCCGCGAGCATGCTGAGTGCTTTCGCCGGGTCCGGCGGCTCGCCGAACAACGGCCCAGCGGCCCACCGCGCCGTGGCCTGCACCTGCTCGGCGGGCAGCGACCACGCCAGCGCGGCACGGTAGGCGCCGGACGCCCGGGCCTGCTCACGCAGCATGTCGTACCAGTCGGCGGCTACCGCCATCGCCATGTCGCCGTACGCGGCCACCAGGTCCGGCAGGGCCGTCTCCAACGCCGCCGCCGCAGCGCGCGGGTCGGATGTGTCCTGGCTCGCCCACCAGGCCGCCAGCTCGGCGTGCGCCAGCGCCACCACGTCCTGCTGCGAGGCGCGGTAGGCGGCCACCTCAGCCGGAGTCGCCACCGCCAGCCTCCAACGTCACGGCCGGATCCTGGCGGGCGGCCAACGCTGTCACGGCCGGATTCTGGCGGGCCGCCGTCGCCGCCGCGGCGAGGGCGGTCAGCCGCTGCTGCGCCGCCGCCCGCCGGTTGTCTTCGACGAGCCGGGCGATCGTCGTCTGGTCGTAGCCCAGTTGCTCGTACGTCACCTCGGAGTCCGGCGGCAGGATGCCCGCGCTGACCTGCTTGGTGACCGCGTCCGCCGCGGCCGCCTTGCTCGGCGTGGCCGGGTCCTTCCACTGGGCGCGCAACGCCAGCCACTCCGGCGGCAGGCTCGGCAGGTTGTCGCGCAGCTGCAGCGCGGTGAGCATCGCCCGCCGATACCCGGCGCCCAGCGTCGTCGCCGCGTACTCCGCCTCGATGATCAGCTCCGCCATCTGAGCGTGGATAGCCTCCGCAGACGACGGGTTGTCCTGGATGATCCCCAGCGACGACACCGGCAGGGACGTCTCGGCGGCGTACAGCTGCGCCCACATGCGCAGCTGCTCGACGTGCGGCTGCATGGAGACCTGCGGGAACTGGCCGACGGTCGGGACGTCGCCGTTCTCATCCCGCTCGATCGCCCACACCCGGCCGATGATCGACTCCCACTGGCCTTTCGGCCGGCCCTTCGCGTCCTGGAACGCCTCCTCGTTGGCGCCCATCGCGTACCGCTGCGGCGCCGCGAAGAACTCGGCGTTCACCTCGGAGCGGACGACGGTGCGCAGCGCCGAGTCCGCCAGCGACAGCACCGACCGGGTCAGCCGAGACGACCCGAACGGGCGGCCAAGCCGCGGCTGGTACACCAGCGGCTCCACCGGCACCCGTCCCAGCGTGTGCTTGACCTCGCGGATGTCCCACCGGTCGTCGGTCCTGGTGATGGTCACGATCCGGTCGGGCAACGCCAGCACCAGCTCCGACACGCGGCACATGTCGTCGACATCCACGATCACCAGGGCGGCCCGCAGCCGGCGCCGGCGCGCATCCCACAGCCCCGTCGCGTGCTCAGCCGACTGCGTGGTCATCAGCACCTTCGGCTCGCCGGCGGCCGTGTCGCCGAGGGTCACGGCCATGAACGCGCACGCGTGCAGCAGCGCCGACGTGTTGGCCTGCGGCGCCTCGAGGTCGAAATTGTTCTCCGCCCACAGGGTGTCGATGCCGAGGTCGTCGCTGGACATGCCGGGGATCACGAAGCCGTCGAGGTTGAGCCGGCGCGCGAGGACGTCGACCGCCTTCGCCGGCCAGCCCAGCACCGTGTCCAAGTCCTTCAGCGACGGCGGGATCGCGATCCCCAGATCCTTCAGCACGTACTTGCGGTCGTAGTACCGCTGCCGGAGCTGGTGCCGGGGCCACTTCGCCGCAAGCTGCCGCCACAGCTGGGTGAGCAGCTCCTGATCCCCGCTGGACAGGCCAGGCACGCCGCCGTTGAACAGAGGCAGGGTCATCGCGTTCAACTCAGGACCACCACCTTCCCGCTCCTGGACTTCTTGCGCAGCTTCCCGCTGTTGAGCACCAGGCGGCGGCCGAGCCGGGCGCCGACCATCGTCACCGCGGCGTCGACCTTCGACGACGAGTGCGGGTTCACCTTCCCCAGCGACACGCCCCACAGCGTCGGCTTACGCCTCGCGTTGTTGACGTGCGCCACCAGCGCCGAGTCGCCGTCGTGCGTGAACGCCTGGTCCTCGTCGATCTCAGCCTGGGTCAGCTCGGCCTGCTCGACGAACAGCCGGTTTCGTTCCTTGCCGCCAGGCTGGCTGGTGCGCATGTCGAACAGCACGGAGTGGCCCGTCTGCCCCGGTGTCGCCCACAGCAGCAGCTTGCGGCGGAAATCGCGGTGCCACTGGTCGATGAGCGGACGCCAGTACAGTGCCTCGGTGTCGTCGTCCTTCGCTGGGGACGGGTCTACTCCGAACCAGCACACCTGGTAGCGGTCGAACGTGGACCGCACCACGGCGTCGACCTCTTCCCGAGGGGCGAGCCAGCCCTTGCCGCGGTCGCCCCGCGGGCGCTGCCACACCCCGAGCGTCATCACGTGCCCGTCGGAGATCCGGCAGCCGACCAGCGCCGTCGCGTCGTTGCTCTTGGAACAGTCGAGGAACACCACGATCTGCTCCCTGTCGGCGACCACGACGTCCGGATGGGCCATCGCGGCGAACTTGCGCGGCTCGACCCACGCCTCCTCGTTCGCGGCGATCACGTTGAAGTAGAACCGCAGGGCCTGCCCGACCCCGGTGCGCGGGTCGAGCACCTCGTCCTCCAGGCGGTCCAGGTCGGCCCACGGCGCGTCCGAGTACGCGGCGGCCAGGCCGCGCCGGCGCTCCCGCTCGTCGTAGATGTTCACCCCGGCCGGAGCCTCGATCGAGTCGTACAGGATGTCCCGCCGTACGGCCTTGCCGGACACCTGCGCCTGCCACGCCTTGTACGAGAGCTCCGCAGTGGAGTCCTCGCCTTCCTCGTGGCCGTTGGTGAACTCGATCAACCGGGCCTGCAGCTCGCGGGGGCTCTTGCCGACGTTCCGGCGAGCCACGTCCGACACCCGGTGCCCGCCGTTGCTGGCCTTCATGTGGTGCGACTCGTTCAGGCCGATCGCCGTGGCCGGGTCACCCTCGGACGACGACTCCGATGACGTGAGCAGCTCCAGGCGCGACCCGGAGTCGAGCTGCGTGCGCAGGATCCCCGGGTCCACCCCGTAGGCGGCCCGGGTCTCCGAGGGGATCATCGCGTTCGCCACCCGCAGCACGTCGGCGGCCTGCGCCTCGCTGTTCGCCGCGATCTGCACCAGCGCCAGGCGGTGCGGCTCCCCGACCACCCGCGTGCCATCGATGTCGGCGATCCGCACCGGGCCCATCAGCTCGCCGAGCGCCCACGCTGCGAACATCGGGTCCTTGCCGATGCCCTTCGCGCCGCGCTTGACCGCCGACCGGTAGATGAACCGACCCGTCTCCAGGTCGACGGCGTACCACAGGTGCAGGAACCGGGCCTGCCCCGGCGTGAACGTCCACGGCTTCCCGGTCAGGTGGTGGACCAGGTTCTCCCGCGCCCACCGCACCAGGCCGGGGGCCGAGCGACGGCGGCAGCAGCCGCAACCTGTCCGGGTGGTTGTACGGCAGGCTCGGATCGCCCGGCCACGGCAGCGTGCACCACGCCCCGCTCGCTGGCTCGATGTAGTAGCCGGGTAGGAGTTCAGCCGTAGAGCTCACGGTAAGCATCCAAGTCAGTCACGGGCGCCAGATTCGGCTGCTCCTCGCCGACCTCGCCGATCTCCCACTGCAGCCGGCGCATCGCCATCGGCGACAACCCGAGCCGGTCCTCGAGCTGGCGCACCTCGGCCAGCAGCGAGGCCTTCGCGTTCGCTCGCTCTGAGGCCAGGACGAGCTTGGTGTATCGGGCGACCACCCGCGCCCAGCCCAGCTCCTCCCACGCCGCAGCCTGCGGGGTCGCCCACAGATCCGCCCACAGCCGCGCCTGCGCGGCCGACGGGCGAGCGTACGGCCAAGGCGGCGGATCACCCGCACGCCCGGATGCCGGCAACGTCCGCCAGTCCGGGCGTGCGTTACGACGTCGAGCGTTCTTCTTCGGCGGAGGGCCCATGCCGGCCATAGCCACCCCCTCAGGAGATCCAGAAATCCCCAGACCCGTACGCGCTGGGAGGCGCTATGCCGTACCGGGGGCCAAATGGCCCCGGGAGGGGGGTGCCCCCACCCCTCGTGCTGGTCGCACGCGATGCCCAGCGCTTGGGGACGCGCTGGCGGCCTCGGGCCGGGCTCGTCTTGACGGCCGAGCTGCCGTGCTGGCCTTCGCGACGGTGGGGTCGTCGGGTGCGGGGCGGCTTCGCTGCGCGGGGGGCCGGCCTCGGTGGGGCTGGCCCTGGGTGGGGTGGGTGTCCGGCCTGGGCGGGTGATGCGGGGGCGCGGCCGAGCTCAGTCGGTCAGGCCTGGGTGGCGGTCGCGTGGTCGGGCTCGTGTTGGTCGTGGTCGTCGGGCTGCGACGGCTTGCAGGGCTGTGCGCTTGCGGTGGTGGTGCGTGCAGAGCGTGCGGAGGTTGTCGAGGCGGTGGTCGGTGGGGTCGCCGATGTGGTCGGCGTCGGTGCCTGGCTGGGTGCAGCGCACGCCGTCGTCCAGCAGCCAGGTGCATTGGTGGCCGTCGCGTTTGAGGCAGGCCGCCCGGATGGTCTTCCAGCCGGTGGGGCGTGGCGTGGTGCGCCAGGAGCTCGAGGCTTCCTTCCAGGGCATGGTCACCTCCGGGGTCTGTCCGGGGGCCCCTCCGGGATCTCGCCTCCCTGGGGTCTCCCCTCCGGGTCTCCCCCGGGGATCTCGTCCCCCGGGTGGTCCGGCCGGCCGGGGTGCCTGAGGTGAGGCGGGGTGGGTCTCGGCCCGGCATCTGGTAATCCGGGCTACCACAGGGTGCGCGCCGTGGCGTGGGCTGGCATGCGAAAGCCCCGCGCGGTGGCGGGGCTGTTCTGGCTGCGGGCACAGTTGTCCTCGCAGATCTCCAGCCTGACAGGTGCTGATCGTTTACGCAAATGCGCAGGTAGAGGCGTGGATTGCGGCCGGGTCCGGGATGTCGGGCCCGGCCGTCTTGGCGTCGCTCTCAGGTGCTGTGGGCGACCAGGTCGAGCACGTCGCCGACGCGGTACACGGGCAGCTCCCGGGCGCCCCTGCGGACCGCGCCGCGGACGATCAGGCGGCCGCGGTGCGCCCACTGCCAGATCCGCTCCGGAGTGACCTCGTGCCCCAGGCCGGTCACTGCCCGGGCGATCTCCGTCGCGGTGCCGAGCACGTCCTCGACCTCGGCCAGGAGCCAGTCCCGGCGCAGCCACACGTCCCAGACCGCGCCGCACCGGCACTGCACCACGCCGGTGTCCGGGCGGGCGTACAGGTCGATCATGCAGCGGCTGCCATCGTCCTGCTTGGCCCCGCACGGCCCGCAGTAGACGCGGTCGGCGGGACGGTCGATCGCCTGCCGTGCCTGCCGTACGGCGGCGAGCAACTCGTCGACGGCTTCCGCGCCGGCAGGGTGGTGGCGGATGGCGTCGATCCGGGCGGCGAGCCAGGAGGCCATGGCGGGCAGCGTGTCGTCGGGGAAGGCCCGGACGATGATGAGCTGGCACGAGGGGTGCGCGCAGGCCGGACGCTCGTTTTTCGCGCCTGCAGGCGGGCAGCTCGGGCCGATGAGGCGGCCATCGTCGTCCAGGATGCGAACCCAGCCGGTGAGCGTGTTCCGCAGGACCGAGGTCGCCTCGGCCGCGGCCTCGCCGTACGGGAGCGGCGTCTCCGAGGAGCGGCCGCCGGCGGTCCCGAGCGAGGCCTGGCGGGCGAGCGCAGCGTCGAGCTCGTCGGCCAGGCCGTCATCGTGGACGAGCTCGACGAGCTCCTGGTGGAGCTCGGCCCCGCAGCTGCAGCAGACGGTGGCGTTGTCGGTGACCGGGCGGCCGCACCCGGTGCCACACAGGACGTCGACGGTCAACGGCCGTCCTCCGGTCCGCCCCGAGCTCCGGACGCGGACATCCGAGCCTGAGCCCGGGCCTGGTCGACGAGCGCGCGGCCGCGGCTGTTGACGGCGGTGTTGTCCCGCTCGCCGACGGGGGGCAGCGGCGGCACGGGGATGGTCGGCGGCGGCAGCGTCGACGTTGGCAGGAAGTCGCCGGGGCGGGCGCTGATGGACCGGGTGATGTACGCGATGGGCTTCTCAACGTCGCGGCCGTCGAGGAGCTGCCGGCGGATGCGGGCGGCCCAGTCGGGCGGCACGGTCCGGCCGGTCAGCTCGTGCAGCAGGTCGGTGATCTTCTGCTCGATCCGCTGATTTTGATCATCATCGTCTTCACGCGTGTTACGGCGAGTAGATGATGATTTAGACCCAGACACAGACATAGACCCAGACACAGACACAGACAACGGCCGATTCGTGTTCGACTCCGGAGCGACTCCCGGCCGATTCCTGCCGGAGTCCGGCCGGACAATTTCCGGGTTGGCCTGCTCGTTCTCGTCTTTCCCCTCGTCCGTCTCGCGCTGGTTGCGCCTCTTGCGCTTGGATTCGCGGTCGCGCTTTCTGTCGGCCTCGACGCGCGCTTTGGTCAGGTTGCGGCTACTCCATTCGTGGAACCTGTAGCCTCCCTTGCTTCGCTTCCACAGCCCGCGACGCACCAGCTCGTCAGCTGCCTCCTCGGGGGCTCGAGAGAGCATCACGAGCACGTGCTCGGCGATGAAGCCGTCGGTGAGCTTCGCCGCGGAGTACGAGCCAGCGCGCACCCAGAGCGCCGTGGCGGCATCGGACATGCCGATGGCCTTGGGGTGGTCGTAGAAGTCGGGGTCAACCTGGAACCGTACGGGCATTCGTTGTACTTCCCTGGTTGGTCAGATGGGGTTGGTGGGCAAAGTCGCGGCCCGCCCGGCGGAATCATGCCGTTCCGGTCCCGGATGCGAAAGATCTTTACTCCGGGCGGGCCTCTTCATCAGGTGGGGTGGGTCATGGCCTGGCGGGCGGCGCGGTACTCCTTGCTCGGCGGCTGGCCGACGGCCTGTCCGGGGTGCCGCCAGGCGCCGATGACGTCGCCCGGGCGGGAGTCGGTCTCGGCGGCCGTACGGGGCAGCAGTGCGAGGATCCGCGCCCAGGGCCAGCCGAGCGTCTCGAGGTGCCTGATCACCTGGAGGATGTCGCCCTCCCGCCAATCGCGCCGGGTGGTCCTCAGCAGGTGCAGCAGCTCCGTGGTGGCGCGCCGCGGCTCATGAGGCATCAGCGTTGACCTGCCTCTCTGCGCCGCCACTGAGGGCGATGTCGAGGGCCTCGACGACCTCGGCCTGCATGAGGGCGGCGGCCGCCGCTCGGCGCTGGTCGAGCTGGCGGAGCCCATCCGCGCCGAGCAGCACGTAGGCGTGCGTCTCCTCGTCGTCGGCCAGGCGAGCGAGCAGCGGCGCGGTCGGTTGCGCGATGAGGGCCAGGGCGAGCTCGCGGGCGAGGTCCTCGCTGGCGATCACGCGCGGCTCGTCGACGCCGGCGATGACGAGCCGCCAGTGCCGCTCATCGCCCCAGACGCGCGGGACGACGTCGAGCTCGGCGACGTCGAAGGCCGCATCGACGGCCTGCTGCTCCTCGGACCGGTCGGGCAGCGCCGTGGCGAGCGCGGCCCAGTACTTCTCCTGCAGCCGTTGGGCGGTGGTGGGCGTGGCCATCAGGCATCACCGCCGTCAACCACGACGTCAGCGAGAAACCGGAGCTGCCGGTTGGCGTCCTCCGTGCTGTGGATCTCGTCGAGGGTGCCTCGCGCGGTGCGGAGCTGGTGCATCGCCTGCTGCGCGCGGCGCAGGTGGTCCTCCTGGCCGCGGGTGGCGACCTCGAGGGCGGTGATCCGGAGGTGTGCGGTGGGCGCGGCCTCCTCACCGTCGTAGACGTCGGTCCGCTTCACGGCGGTCAGCTCGACGATCGCGACAATGGTCTCGCCGAGCCTGCCCATACGGCCCTCGTACGGCTCCAGCACGCGCTGGATCGGCTTGATCAGCTTCGAGTCCAACTTCAGATCGGGCATCAGATCTCCCAAATTCGGATCACAGCGCCGGGCTTCGGAAGCGCGTCCAAGCCCTCGCCCGGGTAAACCTTGCGAGCGACCAGCTCGATCACCTGGGAGTCGTCCCGCCACACCCCGGCGGCCGAGATCGCGTCGAGGATGGCTCGGGCGTGGTGGTCGATGTCGTACGAGGAGCGGGTGATCGGCCAGGTGCGCCGAAGCTTCGGCGCGGACTTCGGCTTCTTCACGGTCACAGTGATCTCGACGAAGGCCGGCGCGATCGTCATGACGTGGTCGGCCTGCGGGACGGCGCACACCTTGCAAGCGCGGGACAGCGCGTCCCACTCGATGAAGGCGTGGCCGCCGGCCGCGTCTCGGGCCTGCTCGGCGGCGCGCTGCACGGCCCGCCGCCACGGCTTCAAGGTCTTGCCGTTGGCGTGGTAGCCGTGGCCGCTCCGCGAGTAGCGGACCGCGCCCTGGCCGATCGGCGTGCCGTCGACGGTGATGTCGAGGAGCGGGGCCCCGGAGGGCGCGTCAGCGAGCGCGCCCTCCGGGTCGATCGGGAGCTGGGTCACGAGCCGCTCCGGGACTCGGCCATCGGCGAGCCGAGCTGCTGCAGCAGACCGAGGAGCTCGACGGTGGCCATCGGCAGCGCGATCGCCGGGCCGAGACGCTCCCACGAGCGGGCCAGGCCATAGCAGCCGGCACGGAGCATCTCGGCGTACTCGAGGGCCAGGCGCTCGCGGTGCTCGGCGGCTACGGCGCGCTCGTCACGCTTGGCGACCAGCTTGCGCAGGTGCCCGATCGTGTTCGACATGGTGCCGATCTGGGCCTGCTGGTGGGAGACGATGCCGTGGGCGTCGTCCCGCTCGGCCCGCAGCCTGGCGATCTCGCGCCGGTGCTCATCGATGAGCCGGGCCCGCCGCTTGAAGCAGCCGAGCAGCAGCGCCCGCAGGATCCGCGGCGGCCGCCCCTGGCGCCGGTAGGCGAGCGCGGCCAGCGCGCCGAGGGTGAACATCGCGACGCCGGCGGTGACGACGGCGGCGAAGACCAGGTACAGATCGTGCTCGGTCACTGGTCGCCGCCCCTCGCGGGCTCGACCTTGTCGGCCGGCACGTACTCGGTGACCTCCACGAGCCGCGTGCGGGGCACGACGGGGTCGAAGCGTGCGACCGTCTCGTCCTCCCACGGACGGGTGTCCTGGTACTCGGTCAGGCCCCTCGAGTACCAGCCGGCGTAGTGCTCGCCAGCCTCGTTGCGAATGACCAGGCTGTGGACGGACACCCACCGGCGGGCGTCGGTCTGCTCGTTCTCCACGACGGTCCAGCCGTCGATCGTGTCGCCGAGATTGCTGTACGCCAGCTCGCGGGCGAGGCTGACAGGCAGCTCGGCCGCCGTACGGGGCTGCTCGGTCACTGGTCCTCGCTCTCCGGGCCGTCGACGATCTCGGCGTCCACCGGCTCGCCGTCGTCGACCAGGTCCTCGTCACCGTCCGGGTCGGCCGCGCCGTCACGGATCTCCGCGAGCAGGTCGCCGAGCCGCATGGCCGGGTCCGGGCCAGCCGCGACGCGCTCCAACATGTCGATCAGCACGGCGGCCTCGTCCTTCGTCAGGTCCCCGGACGACTTGAGCTCGCGGTCGACGATCGTCGACGAGGCACGCAGCCGGTCGGCCCGGTCGGTCCAACCGATCTCGTTGAACAGCGCGTGGATCTTCCGCGACTGCGGCCGGGTCAGCGTCTCCGGAGCGGGCGGCTCCTCGGTCTGCTCCTTCTCGCCGGGCGGCTCCTCGTATCCGGGCTCGCCAGGCAGCGGAGGCTCGGGCACCTGGGCGCGCGGCGCCTGACGCGCTTCCTGCGGCGACACCGCGGTGACGGAGGCCTCCGCCGGCGGCGCGGAGGCGGGCTCGGCCGGGGCAGCGGCGGCCGTACGGCGGCGCGCCGTACGGCGCTTCGGCTCCGCCTGGCCGACCGAACCGGCGGCCGCCGCGTCGACCGGCTCGACCGCCGTCGCCCCGTCGAGGTCCTCCAGCTCGTCCGTGGTGTACGGCATGCCGGCGATGACGTCAGTGAAGATCCGGCGACAAAGTCGGGCCGTGGCACGGGCGACGAGCTTGTCCTCCGGATAGCCGCCGAGGTCGATCTTGGCGCGCTTGGCCTGGTCCGCGGTGAACATCACACGCGTCCAGTCCTCCTCGCCGCGGCGACGGCCCTCGACCACACAGCGGGTGTCCGTGGTCTCCGGGTAGCGGATCTGGTGGCCCTGAGCGAGGACAAGGGCGCGCATGAGCTCGGCGGACTGGCCGGGGTTGCCCTTGATGACGTGGATGTGCCGGAGGGCAACCATCGGGCCGACGCCCATCTCACGGCCGGTGAGGATGGCGGCCGCGACGGCGGCGGTGCGGCCGCGCAGGCTATCGGGCACGAACTCGGTCTGCGCGAGGTCCGCGGCGAGCTGACCGACCGGGCGGATCATGTCCACCCAGGAGTCGATCTCGGCACGCTGCTCGCGCAGGGCGATCTCGTTGCTGGTCAAGAGGAAACCTCCGGGATCAGGGCGTCGCCCTTGTAGTCGCGGCAGGCCTCGGCCGCCTGCGCGACCTGGGCGATGTACAGGAACTGGCGGAACACGTCGGCGCCCGCCTCGAAGGGGTAGAGGTCGTATCCGTCCGCGCGGAGCCAGACGACGCCGACCTCGTCGATCTGCGGCATCGGCCGCTCGCCGCCGTCCTCATCGAGGAAGATCTCGGCGTACCGGTAGGCGGCGAGCTGGAACGCCATGTCGCCGTACGGGCCCTTGGCGTTCGTCTTCCAGTCCAGGAGCCACGTCTTGCCATCACGCATCCGCGCGACGAGGTCCGGCGATCCGCCGTAGCGGTGCCGGCGGGAGAACACCGGCCGCTCGACGATCAGGGGGTGGACGTCCCAGTCGTCCAGGAAGCGCACGCAGGCCTCGACGTGGCCGGCGAGCTCCTCGGGGACGTCGACCTCCTCGCCGAGCGCGAGCGGTTCGGCCAGCTTGTGGACACGGGTGCCACGGAGTCCGGCGGAGTCGCGCGCCGCGGTGGGCGCCTTCTCCAGCGTGCGGAGCCGCTCGGAGATGGGCAGCTCGGCGAGCTCGTCCCAGCGGTCGACCGCGTGGGCGGCCACTGTGCGGGCCGCCCAGTCGATCAGGGCCGTCTTCGGGAAGCCCTTGCTGATCAGCGTGGTGACGCCGGGGACCTTCTCGCCGTCGAGGAGGTAGGAGTGTCCGCGGCCGTGGTTGCGCCGCTTGGTCTCGCCGCTCACAGCGCCTCCAGTCCGGCGCGCAGCCGCTGCAGCAGCCCGATGTCCGCGACCGGGGCGACGGCGGCCGAGGCGGCGTGCCGCCCCGCGCGCTGGGCGACGATCTCGCGGGCGACCCGCTCGGTCCGGCCCCGCACGCTCGCCTGGATTGCGGCGATCCGGGCCAGCTGCTGGGTGGCGGTCGGCTGCTCGTAGGCGTGGCCCGGCCGGCCCGGCGTGAAGACCAGGCCGTGGTACGCCAGCCGGTGTCCGCACCAGCGGCACCCGTCGATCGGCCGGTGCTCGCCGTCGGGCCAACGGATCATCGACCGGCGCAGAGGCCGCCGGCCGTGCGTCAGCGTGGGGTCGAGGTCGGTCAGGTAGCTCATCACGTGTTCCTCTTCGACTTGCCACGCCACACCGTGCGGGTGCCGGACGCGGTGGTGCGGCGCAGGACGGTCGGCCGGTACCACGCCGGGAAAGGGTCGCCGAAGTCGACGAAGACGATCGGCTCGCCGGTGCGCATGTGCGCGTGCCCGGCGCGGCCGCCGTTGAGCAGGTCCGCGGCCATCGGGTCGCGGGCCGGGCACAGGGCCACGGTGCCGGTTCGGCCGGTCTGCACGTGCCGGACGTGCGTGCCGAGCGGCCACACCTCGGCCAGCTGCTGCAGGGGGCTGGTCACTGGTCTCCTTCGAGGGCGAGCGAGATCTGGCGGCGGGCGGAGGCCAGGCGGTCGCCGGCCTCGGAGTCGCCGCGGCGGAGGACGTGCTCGAGCCAGGCCTCGTGCTCGACGTCGGCGAGCTCGGCGGCCACGGTGCGCTCGGCCCGCGCCGTACGGCGGGCCGAGGGGGACAGGGCGGCGACCAGCCGGGAGAGCTGGGGGCGGGGGAGGCGGTGCGCGGCCATCAGCGGACGCTCCCGTCGGTCTGGCCGCTGGTGACGCCGTCCGGGACGACGACGTAGCCGGTGCCCTGCTGCTTGCCGCCGACCGTGACGTACATCTCGTGCCTGGGGTCGTCGGGCGCGAGCTGGTGCCAGGAGAACCCCACGACGTCGACGTGGTGCGGGTCGATCGAGGCGTGCACGCGCTCCTCGCACGCCGCCTGCGCCTCCCGCTCCGACGGGTACCTGCCGAAGCACGTGTCGTCGTGGAACGCCTTGTACGCACAGGGGGCGATCGCCTCGGCCTCGGCCTGGTCGCGGTGCACCAGGACCATCGGCCCCCAGTGCCGCCACGCCTCCTTCGGCGAATACTGCTCGTGCCCCTGGTACGTCGGGATGAGCCGGACGATGGGGTCGTCGTCCGGGGTGGTGACGTCGGAGGCGAACCACAGCTCGTCGTTCTTGTCGCGCCAGAGGTCGCCCGGCTGGGGTGGCCACTCGGCCGGGGCCACGTGCTCGGTGGTCACCTGCTTGTCTCGGGGCACGTAGGCGAGGAAGACCCCGCCGTCCGTCGTCGCGTGAACGACGCCGGTGCTGAGGACGGCGGTGACCCGCGCGCCCTTGATGGTGATGTCGACGATCTCGTCGACCTGGAACTCGGCGGGCATCAGTGGACGCTCCTGACCGCGACGCACGGGCAGGCCTCGCCCAGCGTGGCCGTGCACGCCTTGGCCGCGCCCGGCTGGCACTGCGCCGCGCTGCAGCAGAGGCAGGCCGGGCAGTCCTCCATCGGGTGCGGCGCCTCGCCGGTGGTGACGCGGTCCTCGGGCGCGAGCGCGTCGAGGGCCGTCTCCTCGAGGTTGCGGAGCTTGAGGTAGCAGGAGAACCGCCCCTGCTCCTCGCGGCGGGGGATCTGCCGGGACTGGCTGAACACATCGGCGACGAGCGCGATGCGCGCGGCCGCCAGCTCGACCTCGGCCGGGGTGCCGACGAGTCGGACGCGCACGACGTCGGCGGGGGTGGACTTGCCGCGGCTCATGCGGCCTCACCGCCGGTCTGCGCCTGGTCGCGGCGAGCGCGCAGGTCGGTGACCCACTCGCCGCGGACCCTGTCGAGGTACGCAATGTCGGCCCGGGTGGGGCGCACGCCGGTCTCCTCGTCGTGGGGGATGATGTACATGCAGGTAGGTCCCTTCGGGGATCGGGCCCCCGCAGCCGGTGGAGTCGGCTGTTGGGGGCTTTCTTCTTTCAGGCGAGGCCGAGCATCTTCCGCAGCTCGGCGGTGGGGATCATGAGCCGCTTGCCGACGCGGATGAACGGAATGTCGCCGCTGTGCACTGCCTTGTAGGCGGCGGCCCGGCTGCGCAGGCCGAGGATCTGGCCCATCTCGGGGACGGTGAGGATGGGCTGTACCTCAGGGTCGGGGCAGGGCATGGCGGGGAGGCGCCCGCTCGGAGGTCGGCGGCGGGTAGCAGAGGCAGTGGCCATTTCGGGGGTCACTTTCTGTGCGTGGGGGCGGGCTCGCGCAGGAGCGCGCCAAGTTCGACATCCAGCTCGCCGGCAAGACGCTCGGCGAGGGCCAGCGACGGGCTCTTGACCTCGCGCTCCACCTTCGAGAGGTAGGCGCAGGTAACGGAAAGTCGCTGGGAGAGAGCGTTGATCGTCAGCCCACGTGCCTGACGCAGCGCCCGCATGGAAGCGCCGTTCTGGCGGACCGTAATGACCGGGGGCATGCGAGACAAAGTAGGACTGGAGTCACATCTAGTCAACTTGAGTCTCTCGTGTTAGGACTCAAATGGAGCTGTTATGACTGGTGTCGTTGTGAGGTCACAGGCCGGGTAACCTGCGGAGATGCTGAGTCATAATGAGTCTTGACGGAGTCCTATTGAGTCCAAGAGGATCGCGACAGACCAGGAAGCTGCATGGACAGCACGAGTCGTACACACAAGCGGGCCCTGTGACCCGCGCTGCGCAGGGGAGGCAGGAATTCATGCCCCGGACCCCGGAAGACTGGGAGCGCCTGGGAGAGCTGTTAGTCGCCCGACGCGTCGAGCTCAACTCCGAGTGGAGCAACCGGAAGCGGTTCACCGCCGACGCAGACGTGGACTACCGGGTCGTCTACGACATCGAGAAGGCCAAGAGGACCAACTTTTCCACGGCGATGATCCGCCGCCTGGAGAAGGCGTACGGTCTGCGGGCCGGCGCAATCCCAGCCCTCTTGGTCGGCGCTGACCTAGAGTCTTGGACGCTCTCCGGGTCCGATAGCAGTCCTCCAAAGTCGGACATGGACCAACTCCAGACGAGGACAATCCGAGACGGAGAGTTCGAGGTCTTCCTAGCTGAGGCGAAGGACGCAATCGGTCAACTCAGCCCGCAGCAGCGCGACGAAGCGGAAAGGACAACGATTCGGCTGCTGCGGGGCATACTTCGCGATATGGGAGCTCAGCTCTAACGGCGCTTCCCGACTTGGTGTACGCGCTGTTGTTGATCGTGACGCCTTCGTTACGTCGATCACTCGTTCGACGTGTTGACCGTGGGACGAGAGTGGCTCCAGTATGCGATTTCCGACATCGTGGCGATAATGCCCGCTAGCGGTAGGTGTGGTGCAGCTTGGCGTTCCTGGACACTCTCGACCGATTCACTGTGACCGTCGCTGAGAGCAGCGAACTTCCCGATCCGGAGCGCTTCGCCTGGGAGCGCGCCGGTCGGTTTCTGGCGATTGTGCACGCGCCGGGGTACGACCGGCGGATCATCGCGGCCGTGGCCGCCGCCCAGTTCGACGGTGGCGAACTGGAGGAGATTCGCGAGGCTCTCGGGTTCTCCCCCTCGCCGTCCGCCGTGGAACTGGCGCGTGCCTCATTACGTGTTCAATGTCAGAACTGA